GAACTTCAATCCATCAACACAAGGCGTTAACTACACTTTGAATAACGCTTCACGCTACTTTTTTACACACGCAATTAGCGGTGTATCTGCTTTGGATGGCATTATGTCAAGCAACAATAACCGAATGATTAGAACATCGGTCACAAGTCAAAGGATAAATTCAGGCGCAACCAGCTTACTAACACCATTTGATTTTAACTCAACTATAAACACGAAATCAATACACCGCACGAGCGCAACAAGTGTGACTCTTTACAATAGCACAACAGGAAGCACGTTAACACAAGCATCTTCTGCCTTAGAAAATGCAAACCAATTAGTTTTGAGAGCATCAACAAACTACGGAGCGCACACTTGCGCAGCATATGCAATGGGTGCATCATTGATTTCTGAACATACCGATTTTATTAATGCTTGGAACACTTATAAATCTTCTTTATGATAGTTTTAATGGCCACACAAGAACAGTATAATAATCTAAATGGATATGTCAATGGTCCAAATGAGTTATTATTTGTTAAAGATGGATCAGACAGATGGATAGTGGGAACTGAAGTATTAGAGGATCCTGCTTTTTCTGAAATACATGTTCAATTAGAAAAATTAGAAAGAGTTGAATACACACCTACAAATGAAGACTAGATATAACATATTACTTATTACACAGATAGCACTTTTTGTTGTATGTCTCTTGTTGGTTTTTAAACCATCCAAGCAGATATATCCAGTGTTTTCTAAAAAAATTATTGAAAGAAGAATAGAAGGTAAAGAAACTGTTATAAGAGAGAAAGGTAAACTTATAGATAACAGCAATAAGATAATTGCTAAATTAAATGCTGGATTGTTTGATCTACACTCCCAGTTAGATTCTGTTAAGACTGCTAAAGATACCTTTAACATTATTCAGATCCAGGATACAATGATCCATGTACTCTACCGTAGAGACAAAGAGAAGGATGCAATTATATCTGCCCAGGATACTATTATAGTAGCACAGAGATACATTATAAACTCCCAGGATACTATTATTACATCACAAGCTTTTGATATTAAAAAATTAAAAAGACAAAGAAATATTTCTTTTCTTCTCAACGGAATATTAACTACAGGATTAATTATAAAATAATGGAAATTTCACAACTAATACAGTGGGGATTATTAGCAATTACAGGAGTTCTTGGATACTTTTTAAGAATGATACATGCTGATGTCAGAAACAATACAGAAAGTCTGGGAAAATTAAAAGGCAAAATTGAACTTGTAGAACAAGAGTCGCGACTTAAATATCAAGCTATCCAGGAACAAACACAGTTGGAAATTAAAAATCTCGCAAAGACGGTAGGAGAATTATCGGACGCAGTGAAACAATTAATATTACATAAATAATGGATACAGTATCAACAGCTCCTGACTTTGGAGTATTTGCCCAACTTGGAGACTATGGTCCCTTAGGATTAGCAGTATTAGCTCTTGGATATGTAGCTTGGTTATTTATCAAGAGATATCTTGATGATAACAAGAGAATGAAAGAAGAGTTAGAGAAAAAACCAACCAGAAGAAAAACTAGGAAATAATGTCATTCGGGCCTTTTGAAGTATTAACCCAGTATGGAGTATTAGGCTTTGCGGTATTAGCTCTAGGATATCTATGTTGGATGTTCCTTAACAAACTTTTAAAGAGTGAAGAGGAATATAAACAAAGAGTAGAAGAACTAGAAGGAGACTACAGAGACGATCTTGAGAAAAAACTTGAGGAAAGCACTGAGAGTTCTAAAAGCCTAAAAGAAACTATACTCATGTTGTTTAGAAGAAATGAAAACTAGACTCTTTCTAATTGCAGGTGCATTTATCCTACTAGTGATCATACAGATCTTTTCTAGTGGTCACGGACACGTAGTTGTCGTAGAGGATAATGTGCAGCTCAATGTAGAAAAAAAGCAATTGACTCAAGCCAATAAGCAACTTACACATAGTGTAGGCCAATTGAAAGCTGCAAATGAAGTATTAGTAGAAGAGAAGCAGGACCTAGAAACCATGGTAGCTGAGGTTATTGGAGATCTTGATAGCACTAAATCTGTCGTAAAGGATATTAAAAAAGAATTAGCAAATGAAAAGGTTATTAATGTTAAGCAGTCTACTGGTAAGCAGTTTGATTTTGAGCCAATCAAATTACCCACTGAAGACGGTGATTAATGGGGACTCTGTAGTAATCCTTACCAAAGGACAAGCAGACACCATTAACATTATCTTTGAGGGCCAAAAGAAAAAGATAGCTGATGCTAGAGAGCAGGTAGCTTACTTAGATTCAGTCCTTAGGAGAAAGGATTCATTGCTTAGGATGGGAACTATTTCTATTTCTCAATACGACGCTCTACAAGCTGAGTACATCAACACATTGATGTTCTTAGACTACATAGAAAATTGGGTGTACGACAGAGCAAAAGAGGGCGCTTGGTTATACTACTCTCAAGACAGTTCTTGGATAGAAGCAGTAGACCTATCTCCTTATAAATTACGAAAAGAGGATTCTACAGGCAATTTATTCTTTTACAGAGTAGAAGATTACGCCGACGCTCCAGATAAAAAAGACAAGAAAGACTATCCTAAGAGAGGATGGGACAAAGAAATTATATTAGTAAACCGACCAAAAATTCAGAAATTATGAGAAAGTTTTTCAGAGAGTTAATCTCGGACAATAACGAAATTAACGAGCAAGCATTTGTAGGAGTTATATCATTCTTTGCAATGGTATTTGTACTTCTTACAGACGTAATTACAGGCATTATAGGCAACGAACTAATCATTAAAGAATTTATCTTTGATGGATTTATGTTACTAACTTTAGGAGCTTTCGGCATCACTACTGCTGGACGTATTATGAAACTTAAAAATAAAGATAAAGATGCAACTGAGTAAAAACTTATCACTAGCAGAAGTAACAAGAAGTGAAACTGCTAAACGTAGAGGAGTAAGTAATATGCCTACAGAGGCCCATATTGCAAACTTCAAATTATTGGCTGAGAAAGTGTTTCAACCAATCCGTGAGCACTTTGGTGTTCCTATTCATATTTCATCGGGCTACCGCTCTGCTGCATTAAATAAAGCAATTGGTGGAGCAGGTAAAACAATCAATGGTGTTTATGTTCCATCATCACAACATTGTCAGGGTGAAGCAATTGATATTGATATGGATGGTACATCAGTAACTAATGCGGCTATCTTTAACTACATCAAAGACAACTTAGAGTTTGATCAGTTAATTTGGGAGTTTGGTACAGATGCTAATCCTGATTGGGTACACGTATCTTACGAGTCTACAGGTAAGCAACGTAAGCAGATTCTTAAAGCTATTAAGAAAGGCGGCGCAACTTCTTACTTACCATTTAAGTAGATCATGACTCTTACTCGCCACGGTAAAAATGTCCATGAGATTTTATTACCTTTTGGTAATTCAAAACTTGGCATCTTTTCAGATATTCATTGGGACAATCCTAAGTGTGATTGGACACTTCTCAAGAGAGACTTAGATTATTGCCTTAGAGAATCTATCCCGATGATGTTCAATGGAGACACATTCTGCCTTATGCAGGGGAAATGGGACCCAAGGGGTACTAAATCTGATATCCGCCCTGAACACAACAACATTCGCTACTTAGATTCAATCATAGAAACAGCCGTAGATTTCTTTAGCCCATACTCACACCTAATTACCGTTGTAGGATATGGCAACCACGAAACCGCAATACTTAAACGCCATGAGACAGATGTATTACAACGTTTTGTAGACTTATTAAACTACAAGAATAATACTAATGTTCAGACAGGCGGCTACGGCGGTTGGTTAGTAATAAGATCAGAATTTAGAAAAGGTACTTTAAGCACTTTTAAAGGTAAATACTTCCACGGCTCAGGCGGTGGAGGAGTAGTAACTAGAGGAGAAATTAATCTTACTAGAGCTTTAGAGATGTATGAAGACTTCGATTTCTTTGTTATGGGACATATTCACGAAAATAAGTGTACTAACATTACACGTGATACGTTAGTCAGCCATGTTTCAAATTATAAAATGGTTCATAGAAATATACATCTTGCTATCACAGGTACTTACAAAGAAGAGTATGAAGATGGATCTAAAGGATGGCATATCGAAAGAGGAGCTCCTCCTAAACCTGTAGGAGGAAGAATCTTAGAATTCTTTACACGTAGAGAAGTAAAAGATAAAACAGAGAAGGTATTAAAAAGCATTGATAGTTATAAGTTCCCGTTATAATATTTAACTTTGTTAAGTTGATTGATTATCAGGGGGAGAGAAGTGGTTTAGCTCTCCCCTTTTTAAAATTTAAAAACCAACTATTTTATTAGTTATATTTGTTTAAAATAAATAATATGATAATTAGAAATAATTGGAGACATCCAAAAAGACAATGGGATAAGTTAGCCATTAAGCTTAGAGTGTCTTCTTTAGATATTTTTACAGTAGAGTGCGATATTTCTAGAAACTTCTACTGTTTGACAATATTGAATTTTAGTTTAAAAAATAGATAATGGCAAAGATTAAAGATATGACAGGTGGGGCGAAAGCTAAAGTAAAAGTATCTCGTCCTGGTGTACATTCTAAAACAAAAGTTTCTAAACTCAAGTCTTCTAAGAAGTATAAAAAACTTTACAGAGGACAAGGTAAATAATAAATTATGCTAACTCTAGAAGATCTTCATGCGCAGATAGATGAGGCAATGGCGATAAACTCGTCAGAGTCTTCTTTTTCGTATGAGCTATATACTGATTTAATTAATGAGCAAAGATCTCTTTGGTTACGTAATGAATATAACAAAAACCGTAGTATAGATCCTTATGTAGTGCAGACACTTGCGTGTGCAGAACTAGAACCAGTTAACCCAATTGATTGCTGCATTACTGTTCCTACAGGATGCAAAGTATTACGCACTACTAAGCAAATACCTAACACTATTGAGTTTTTCTTTACAAAAGGTATTGTATCAGTAGGTTCTCCTGATATCACTAAAGCAAGGATTTCATTGATAGACTATGCAAGAATAGCATTTATTGGTCATGGTCGTACAACGGCTAAGTCTGTATATGCTTTCTTATACGGCGGTTACATGTATCTTATTAGTAAGAGCCCAGAGTATTTAATGACTAAGTATATTACTATTCGCGGTTTATTTGAGGACCCTACTAAACTTAGTGACTTTATTAATTGTGAGACACAACAAAAATGTTGGAGTCCGTCTGATCCTTATCCATTAAATCAATGGATGTGGGCCTACATTAAGCCTTATATCTTACAACAACTAATGCAGAAAACAGTTGCTGCACTAGATAATGCTAACAACGCAAACGACGACAGAGTACAGCAAAACGTAACAAATGCATAATTTTTTAAAGCGGGGAAAAGGTAAAATACTAAGCAGTGTAAAAAAACAAGATTTCTATAAAGACTACAAAGAAAGAAGTAGTAACCCAATAGATATCAAACTGTTTAACAAGTTTAACAAAGAGCTATTGCAACTATACAGTACAGAAATAGTTACAACAGGATTAGAGTTAAGAATTCCACATGTTGGTAAATTAAGAGTAAGAGCAAAAGACTTACACTTTTTTCGAGCAGATGGTAAACTGGCTAAGAGTCTAAAAGTAGACTGGCAAGCAACCTGGAGTTATTGGGAAAAACTTTATCCAGGAAAAACAAAAGATGAGATTACAGAGATAACAGGCAAAAAGTTATTATACCATGAAAACACACATAGCAACTCTGAGTTCTATGAACACTTTTGGGATAATTACAGTGCGCCGTTAAAGTATAAAAGTTTTTATAATTTTAAACCGTCTAGACAATATTCGCGATTAATCGCTAAGACTGTCAAAGACCCAAACAGAAAAACATTTTATTATGGATGAGGCAATGGAATACAACAAAAGCGGTAAAGAAGTAGAATCTACTGTTAAGATTACCCGTACAGAATTTGAAGACGGTGGCTCTGAAGAGACTCGTGTAGAACAAGTTGATGGTGGTTATATCATCACTAAAGAATGTCGTTACAAAGACGATAAAGGAGAATGGCAGTGGAAGACTGAAAAGTCTGTAAGCACTGAAGACCCGACTCAAGAAAAAACCGCAGATGCTATCGCTAGTCGTCTAGAGGCAGCACTTAAAAACTTAATGTAATGTACTCAGGCCAACATGTTTCTTACAAAGCAATCCTTGATAAAGTTATCAGGGATTTCGGCTTTAACTACGATGTCCAAGAAGAGGAAGGAGTAGAATGGTTGGCCGAGTTTATGGCACACACAAATGTCGGCGTTACAATGGTAGAGCAAATTGCTTACATTGATGTATGCGACGGACGTGCAGATTTGCCATTTGATTTATACAAAATAGGACAAGTAGCACAGATACAAGGTATTGAGAGCGTAGAAGAAGCTCAATGCGGTAAAGGTACTATGTACCCAATGCGTTGGAAAACTGACTACTTTCACAAACGTTATCATTTAGATGGACGTGATTATACCTCACAGTCTGCCGAGACTTATACTGTTGGTCAAGGATATATTTTTACATCTTTTGCCCACGGGTTTATAGCAGTTTCTTACAGCGCTATTCCTACAGATGATTGCGGTTATCCAACTATCCCTGCAGAACAGCAATGGCTAGAAGGCGGGTCTCACTACATTGCTCACAAGATTGCAAGAAAATTATGGATACGTAACGAGTTTGCTGCTGACAAGTTTCAAATTATCGAGCGC